GGCCTCCAAATCTTGTTACTTCTGTTACAGTTGGAAATACATCAGTTAAACTTTGCAGAGCCCAGGTAACATGTTCGCCCGGATAATCAAAAGTTGGACTATAACTAATTGCACCTATGCTAGTATAGGTAACTGTGGTAAAACCTGTACTTGTAGCTATCTGAGTAGTACTGGTTCCGGTAATTAAGTCAGCTATGCGGTCAAAAGTAAAGGTAGGAACAATATAAAAATCACGCGCCGAAGGTATGCGCACCGAGGTTTCTATGCGTGCAGTCTGAGCTATGTTGCTAAAACTGCTGGTTGCATTGCTGGCAATTTTATCTTCGACATAGTCATTGAATAATATTAGTCCTGTTGGATGCAGATGTTCTAGTACATGATCAATCCAGGTTTCTCTATCGGTGCGAGTACGTATTACATAACTAAACTGCTGATAATAATAACTGTCCTGTAATAATTGGTCATTGCTTAACTGACCACGCGAATCTGTATAACGTGCAGGTTCAGAAATTAGGCCTAAACTATTTGTAACAGTAATCTGAGATGTAGTAGATACAGATGTTCCGTACTGATGTACATAGGCTATGCCAGTTATGGTTTCACTAGTAACAAAAGTTCCGCGCCAGCTGGCTGGTTGCAGCACCAGATCATAATAGGTAGTTGATCCAACGCCATAGACCTGAACTACGTCATTGATTATGGCATAGGCACCACTGGTATTACCAGTTACATAGACATGTTTTAAATTGGCTGGATCACCAGACAGGGAGCTAACTCTAAGTTGTTTTTGTTCATACCAGTTGCCATCTGAGGGTTTGAACAGATAGTTTCGGGGATAATCAATTTCAATTTCGTCGTTGAAAAATGCTCTGAAAAAGTATCTAAAGCTTTTTTCACTGCCCTTGAGCTGATAGTACTGGCGGAAATATTTTACCAGTAAAGTTTTATCAATTTCAGTATTATTGGGTAAATTAGGAACAAAGGTATTTAAAAACTGTATGGCTAAATTGTCAGCCGTGGTGTCTATGTCTCGATTTAATTCTATGTTTTGTAACGTGTACTGTACACCAGTACTGGAATTTTCCAGGTACTCAAAATACTTGGTGATAAAGATAACAAACAGCGGATAATAGTCCTGTACATAATCAGGTATCTGATTGGGCAACAGAGTGCTTATTTTTTTAGTTGTATCTGACATTAGCTATTTACTGCAACAACGTTGATGGTAATACCATTGCGTACATTGGCTATGGGGTCGGCAGTTTTTTCGTCCAGGACCAGTATTTCGTTAAAGCCTGGAAAGATATCGCCAACGCTTTCCTGCAGCCCAGCATAGGCTATGAGTTCTGTGGCTGATCCCAAATATCCACTTAGGACCAGAGGTGCGGACGCATTTAATGTTATGATACCAGTACCATAATTAACAGATCCTGGACGATCTAGGATTTCACCAGTTTCAAGGTCAACGGTTTCTAACTGTCCAGTACCCTCGTAGTCTGGCGGACTCTGATCTGGCACATCGCGAACCTGAGCAGCATGCACACCATTTTCGTCGGTAAAGTAAAAATAACTGCTGCGTAATTCATTGGGATGCAGCTTACTTGGGAAATTTATGGTGCTGCCAAAGGTCAATCGTACATTGGGAACCAAGGGTAATCGTTTGTGCAAATCAAACAATACATTTACACTAAGTATGGCATCATCAACATCCATGAGTATTTCTTCAAGCTGACTTCTGTAGAATATAGAATTAAATTTGCTAAGATTGGCTGTCATAAAACTACGAACTTCTGCATCAACCAGACTCTGAATCTGTGCTGCACTGCGGCTGGTACGAGCGCTTGAATATCTAACATCGATGCGGAATGTCAGATAGGTAAAGGTTGGATCAACAAATTCGTGCTGAGCTGTAATTACGCTGCGGGGAGTTAAAATATCATTGATGATGCGAGTTTTTTCAGCTGTTGTCAGCACATAACCGGTTTTGGGTTTGATGCTGATAAATGTTTTTCCATACACAGGTGGATCATTTTTTTCGCCACCCCAGACATTAACACTCTCTGCACCAGGTGCAGCATCCTGTATGAGTTTGGCATAGTCAGTCTTGGTAACTGCTCGCCCCTGAGCTGTATAGTTATTGATGCTGCGGAATCTGATGCTTTCTATGTCTTCTTTGTCCAGACCACCGCTGGGTTTAATTATGGTTGTTATGGTGCGGTCGCCAGCAGTTTCGCCAGCTATGGCCGTGGTAGTCCAGTTTACATCCAGTGTATTACTAACATTGGCAGCGGCCCCATCAGTAACCAAATAACTGATCTTGATGGTATCACCAGCATCCAGATTACGTCCGACCACGTCATCGCCAAAGAAGATTTCGTAGAATCCCCGAGTGTTTTCCTGCAGGAAAAATACCTGGCTGGTGCTGTCTATGGTGGTAATGTCCGTGGCCATCTGATAGGTTTCACTGTAACTGCTGGTGCCAGCATACTGCACGGCCACTCTGATGGTCTGTGTGTCTATGTCGGCATTGGGAATTTCATACTTGTTGGCTGGACTTGAACCAGCTGCTACGGTATAATAGAATTCTAACTGACGACCCTGATATAATTTTATGTCGCTGAATGTATAAACTCCGCTTACAGGAGTTGCTACATGACTGTCCAGAGTATAAAAATTATAGGCTGTGCCATCTATGCTTGTAGTAAAGGCCTTGCCCGGATCCAATGTAATGAAGTTTGGTGTGCCTGTGATGTTCTGTAGTTCGACGTTTATGAGTGCTGTGGCACAACGACGACTTTGTGGCATGTAGCCCAGTTGCTTGGCCAGGCTGACTACACTGCTGCGTTTTATGGCCGTGTCCAGGAACATTTCGTTGCTGACCATGTTGGCCAATATGGCATTATAGTGCGTGTTGTAGGCCAGTATGTCCATGAGCACACTGAGATTAGAAGCTTCAAAATCATAGTCTGTAAACTGACTCTGATTGCGCAGAAAGTTCTTGATGTTGGTTTTTATCTGGTCGAAATCTAATTCGGTTACGCGTACATTGTTGGCCATTATCGTACTCTAGTAAATGTGGTTGTAAATATAGCTGGCAGTTGTGAATTCTTTAGTTTGTATTCAATGCTAATAAACACTTCGTTGTCAGTGCTTTCTCGAACTTCAACCTTTAAAATTTCTATGCGAGGCTCATACTTGGCTATGCCGTTGCGTATGATTTGCTCAGCCACCATGATGCTGACTTCGTCCAGCTGTTCGAACAGCAAACTGTCCAGTTGCAGACCTAGGTCTGGCTGAAATGGACGATCATAGTGTTTGGTAAATATAAGATTGCGAAGTGCACTGCGTACGGCATTATCATCGGTTTTGGTAGCTACATCGCGTGTGCGAGGGTTTAACGCAAAACTTGCATCTAGATCTATGAATTGTCGGGTCTGACGTGCCATGCTATTATTTATATGACTTCTTCAGGATTTGATGGCGTTGGAACCACAAAAGGTTCAAGATTTACACCAGCTGGAATAATGACTTTATCAATAACATCACCGGTATCCTTGTCTCTGACAGCATGTATGCAATAGGCTACTGTATTATCCTCTAGAGCTTCTAGCTCATGAGTATGATTTTTGTGTATGAAAATCATGTGTGGTGCCGTAAATTCAGTGGGGGTTCCGTTTACAGTCACACGCAATTTTCCTGCGGCTAATAAAGTTAAATGATTATGTGTATGTAAATGTCCCTGCATGACATCACCAGACTTGGCAAAATGCATCTGTTTGGCAAACACACCATCAACCATGTTTAAAGTTTCTCTAGGGCTAGACATTTTCATCTCCTAATATAGTTAAGTTCAGTACGGATGGAACTCCTGTAGTCGCATTACCTGTTATATGAGTTAAATGTGTTAAAACTGCACCCCGTATAAATTCTGCACCATCAAACGCTTTCCAGGTTTGGGTTCCGTTATCATTGACAGTTATTAAACTTATGGGATTACCATGTGTCTGTGACAGATAAAAATTCCAGGCCGTTTCAGCCAAGATCTGTATGCTGGCATCTACGGCTGTTGCACTGGTGTATTGCCCTGTAATAGGGTTTAAAATATTATAATACTGTGTCATAATTTCTCCTAGCTTACTGCTCCATTGATTGTACCTACGGCTGCATAGGTAATTGTTCTACCATTTAGGTTTATAGCCTTGCCGGCTGCTCCGCCAGCACCACCAGATCCTCGGAAAATACCCACTGGGGCATTTTGACCATTGTTTCCTACAGTACCCAGACCACCACCAGCTCCACCTGCACCAGATGCTGCAACACCGGCGTTTGATCCACCACCACCTGCTACGGCTGCACCTGGCCCAGCGCCGGCGCCACCAGCGCCACCATTAACATATACAGGAACTGCAAAGTATGGATCTACCTGTTGTTGGCCCGCAGCTCCACCACCACCGCCACCACCACCCCCACCACCTGCTATGGTGCCTGTGTTTTGTAGGGTAATATTATTGTTTAAATTTATGGCTGGTCCGCCAACACCACCAGGCTGGCCATTTTGATTACCAGAGCCCGATCCCCCAGCTCCTCCGGCTCCACCTCTACCAGATATAAATCCCAGATTAATTAATTTTACAGTATCAGCAGCATTAAAAGCTCCAATTTCTAAAGCATAACTACCAGTATTAGCAGCCGAGATAGTTACTCCAGCTGGAACAACTA